GATTGCTTCTTCTAAAGCTGATATCGAAGATGGTGCGCCCGAGCCTGTGAAGAGAAAGAGTCCGTCTGAGCTATTAGGTGAAAAGACCAACGAGTTTATCGGAGAGATCGAAGGGTTTGTTGATGAGTACACCACAGGTACTTTAGATAAAAACTGGTCAATCTATAATGAGATGATCAAGGTAAACTCTGCCGCTCAAACTGCTCACGATACTATTAAGTATTATAAAAGCACTCAGGAGGAGTTGCGTGAACTCCTAGAAGACAAGACAGAAGACTTAGTTGAAGGTTATAGTCATATGACTCTGAAGCAACAAAAAGACTTCTATAAGTTCATCACATCGATCATAACTGATTGTGAGAAGTTCTTGATCTCTAAGAAAGCAACACGTAAGCCTCGCAAGAAGAAGGCAACTCCAGCGCATAAGCAAGTGTCTAAAGTATTATACTTGCCATCATCGCCTGAGTACAAGATCGTGAGCGTTAGTCCTGAGAAAATGGTGGGAGCAGATCAGATGTATCTGTTCAATACCAAAACTAGGGTTATGAAGTATCTGGTGTCTGATCGAAGAGATGGATTCCAAGTCAAGGGTAGTACTGTGACTGGGTTCTGTGCTGAGAGATCATTCAAGAAGATGCTAAGAAAACCAGAAGAGTATATATCTCTTCTAGGTAAAGGTAGTAAGACTAAGACTCTCAAGGAATTGAAAGCACTGAAGACCAAGGAAGGCACGACTGATGGTCGTATTAACAGGGATACAATTATACTTAAGGTATTACAATGAGTAGTAATGTTATAGATTTCACCGAAAGACTTAAACAGAGACAAAAGAATATTCAGGAGACTGAGGAAGTTCTGGTCGATTATGATAAGAAAGTTACAATGAGGTTCTCTATTGATGTAGCCCGTGACGTTGTAACTTGTATGCACGAGATGGGATATGATGTAGCGAATCATCCCAAATCTGTATTAGACATAATGTCTCTGATCGAAACAATTAGGGCACTGATGTTCAGGAGTATAGGAGAGGATTATCACTATCAACACATATCAGAACAAGTATGGACTGATGATGATATGGACTATGAGGAAGCTTTAGAAGAATTTCTCGATGAGATGTACAAAGCCGATGACGAAGAAAGTACTTGACAACCTTTGATGTTTGTGTTATGATAGCATATCAATAATACAAACAAGGAGAATATTATGATACTGGTTGATATGAACCAAGTTATGATTTCCAATATGATGATGCAGATTGGGAATCACCAAAATGCTCAAGTAGATGAGAACATGTTAAGACACATGATTCTTAATACTCTGAGATTTAACAGACAGAAGTTCCATCGTGAATTTGGGGAGTTACTTATCACATGCGATGATAAGAACTACTGGAGACGTGATATATACCCGTACTACAAAGCGGGTAGAAGAAAAGCACGTGAGTCCTCAGAGATCGATTGGAATGCAGTATTTACTTCACTTAATCGTATCCGTGATGAGCTTAAGACTTACTTTCCGTATAAGGTTATCCAGATAGAGACTTGTGAAGCAGATGACATCATTGGTACTATTGTACACAAAGAAGGCACTGCACTGAACACAGGTGAACCTATTCTCATTCTCTCAGGAGATAAAGACTATGTTCAGCTACACACCTATGCAAACGTAAAGCAATACGATCCTACACGTAAGCGTTGGATATCTAATGCTAATCCTGATACGTTCTTACACGAACATATCATCAAGGGCGATGCAGGTGACGGTGTTCCAAACATATTATCAGCAGACAATGCACTAGTTATGGGCATACGTCAAAGACCAGTCACTAAGAAAAGACTGCTCGATTGGGCTGATATAAATAATATGGATAACGAAGTAAAGAGAAACTATTTACGCAACAAGGCTATGATTGATTTGACACAGGTCCCAGACCCTATCAAGAATCAGATCCTTAGTGAGTATGAGGCAGAAAATCCTAAAGATAGAAGCCAGTTAATCAATTACTTCATTAAGAATAAGTTAAGAAATTTAATGGAAAGTATATCGGAGTTTTAAATATGACTACAAGATCATTGGCAGAAGTTACTGCCGCATGTTGTGAATTGAAAGAGCCGTCTGAACAGATTGCGTTTTTGAAAGAGAACAACTCAAAAGAACTGAGGAATATCCTCATATTAATGTACGACAGCAGATGGAGTTTCAATATTCCAGCATCGCCACCACCATACACGCCTTCTGTGCATTTAGAATCGCATGGCATGTTGTATCGTGAAGCACGTAAGTTATCGTACTTTGTTAAAGAGATGTCGGATGGCGAGAACCTTAATCAGGTCAAAAGAGAATCATTGTTTATTCAAATGCTTGAGACTGTTGATGAGGCTGATGCTAAGTTACTACTACAAATGTTACGTAAAGAGCCCTTTGCAGAACTACTAGCAGAGACTATTAACGAAGCATTTAATGGAATCATCGTTGATCCAGTTCCTGCTACACCTCTGAAAAAGAAGCGTGGCAGACCAGCTAAGGTCAAAGAAGATAAGTGGGAAACCACGAATGAAAGCGCCGCTAGCGCCTAAATAGCATAGACAAATCCTAACAAAGAGTGATGTATCGATGGGCAAGGGCAAGAAGTTTCGTGAGTGGATCGAAGATGAAGCTGAAAAGAACGAAGACTTTAGATTTAAGAAGAAAGACTCTAAAAGGTACGACAAGCGTAAAGCTAGTATCAAAGAGGCTAGACGTGCAAAGAACAAGCACAAGGAAACTTTCTTTAATTAGGGGTTGACTTTATAATGTAATGGTGCTATAATGATAGTATCAAATGAAAAGGTATAATATGATAAAAAAGAATGAAAAATTGATGTTAGTTGACTGTGACGGAGTCTTAGTTGATTGGCTTTATAGCTTCAATAACTGGATGGAACAGCATGGACACTTTGCTGTTTCAGGTGTTACTGAATATGAATTAGGTAAAGTCTATGACTTGCCTAAAGATGAGATTAAAAAACTCATAAGACACTTCAACGAGAGTGCCGCAATCTGTTGCATCCCTCCATTACGTGATTCAATGAAGTATGTGCGAAAAATGCACGAAGAGTTGGGATACGTGTTTCACTGTATTACCAGCTTGAGTCTTGATAGGCATGCTGGCATATTGCGTAAACAAAACATCGAACTGTTGTTCGGTAAAACAGCATTTGAAAAGATCGTGTGCTTAGATACTGGTGCAGACAAAGACCTTGCTCTCGCTCCTTATCTGGATACAGGATGTATTTGGGTTGAAGATAAGGCAGAAAATGCTGAACTTGGTGTGAATATGGGACTGCACTCAATACTGATGAGTCACGATCACAACGAGTACTACTCGCATGAAGACGTTACTAGAGTAAATAACTGGAAAGAAATTTACGAAATGGTGTCTTAACAGCGTTGTAGAGATATAAATATCCATGATGGGTACACTATGAAGGCGACCTCTGAGTCGCCTTTTCTTTTATAAATTGGAGAATAAATAATGCCGATATACACTTTCGAAGACATCGAAACTGGTGAGCAAGTTGATAAGATTATGAAAATGGATGAACGTGAAGAATACCTATCTTCCAATCCCAACATGAAGCAAATCATCACTAAGGCACCGTCTTTGGGTGATCCTCATCGTATGGGAGTCATCAAGACACCCGACAGTTTTAACTCACTAATGAAGAACATTCATAAAAACAATCCGGGGTCTAAAATACAAACTAGATAAGGATGGATTTACATGCCTGCACAACAACAAGAACGTTTAACCAAAAGGCAACGGAGAGTACTTAGACAGCAAGGAATATTAGACACAGAGAATAAACTCACATCAAACTTTACAGTCAATAAAGACATCGGTCCTATGACAGATAATCAATCTGTCGCATTCGATGCTTGGGATGACGGAGATAATTTGATGCTTCACGGCATCGCAGGAACAGGTAAAACGTTTCTAGGTCTTCTATTCTCACTCAAAGAAGTAATGGCAAAAAACTCATACTATAAGAAAGTATACATTGTCAGGTCGATTGTGCCGACTAGAGACATTGGTTTTTTACCTGGATCGCAGAAAGATAAGATGAAAGTCTATGAAGCCCCTTACTATGATATAGCATCTAAACTCTTTAATAGAGGCGATGCTTATGAGATACTTAAGCAACGTAATCAGGTAGAATTCATATCCACATCATTCTTGCGAGGATCAACATTTGATGATTGTATTCTTGTGGTAGATGAGGTACAAAATATGAGCGACCAAGAACTTCATACAGTCATGACCCGTGTTGGCGAAAATTGCAGAATCATTTTCTGTGGTGACGTTAAGCAGGACGATTTGACCAGTGAGCGTAAGAAAGAGATGTCTGGATTACGCATATTCATGAGAATCATTGAACGTATGAAAGAGTTCAAATTCGTTGAGTTTCAACCGGCTGACATTGTACGTAGTGCATTAGTCAAAGCATACATTCTAGAACGAGATAGACAAGGACTATAAATAGTAATATGAACGATTATAAGCAAAAAATTAAAGAAATGACTGAACTCAATGCTGACGGTAATGAGACTCGAGGACGGGAGGGCGAAAGCCTTCTCGTTGAGATCACTCCCGAATGTGCAGGCGAACTTGGTCAAATGGGTTGGGACTTTGGAGAGCATCAAGACTTTCCAAATACCCAAGAACGAAAATTAAACCGAAAGCATATGTTGAGAGGATAACATGGCAGAAGAAACTAGAATACGAGTTTTCGAACTAGCGAATGGTAAAAGAGTAGGCAAACAGTTGACAGACGCAGAAGTGGTCACGTTTCTTGCAGATAACGCTGGTTCTACTTTAGTAAGGTAACCGCATGGCAACCACTGCTCTTTTAGGTGCAAACTCCAATATTGCAAGCGATCAAGGCGGAGACGCATTCTTTGCTGGCAATACTGGTGTTGGCGAAGAGATCACTAGACTACCTCCCGTGTACGCAAACGATGGATATTCCGTAAACGTATCATTTGAGGATGCTAATGGTGCCGCAGTAACTTCTGTGTCAGTGCCTAACAATGTAAATTTTAATTACTCCTCTGGCTCTGACAATGTGACTATCACCCAACAGAATGATCCATTCAATGTTTCATATTCCTGTCTTATGGAAGATTACACAATTCAGACATTCGCTACTCATACAGCCGCACTAGCGGCATCTGATCCTGCGTTACTCACGTTGATATCTCTAACTATTCCGGATCCTGTGACTATCGAAGAATCTCATGTATTTACCACATCCGACTCGGCAATCACATTGAATCAGTCAAACCACTTTAAGGCTCAAAGCTTTATAAGTATTGTACAAGCACTAGCATAGAGGAATAAGCATATGCCAATGGCAGCCAGAAACACCGACGATATTCTTACAGGTCATCCATGTGATGTCACCTCAACTATCGTAGCAACTAAAGCAGTTAAGGTATTCATTCAAGGTCAAATGGCAGCCGTAGTGGGAGATGCTATAGCTCCTCACACCATTCTTGGTGGATCATCTTGTATTCCTCATGCCGCTGTAACAGGTCCAGGTTCATCTAAAGTATTCTGTGGAGGGTTTCCTGCAAACAGAGTAGGAGATGTTGCTGATATGGGAGTTATCATAGGCGGTTCAACTAAAGTCATCATAGGCGGATAAAGTGGCGGATCAAAAAGCTGAAACAGTATTTCAGCAAGTGATACAAGAACAACAAGGCGAACCTAAAGAAAAGAAGAGACGAGAAGCCGAAGACCACTTCGT